GATCAAGGATATGATTTTAATACTAACGCATTGACTGTTGGTAGAAATTCTTCTAATATAGCAAACAGTGCAGCTGACCTAGTTGTTAATACACAAGGTGCTGGTTTTAGTTTAGTATATTCTGGAGACGCTACAACAGGATGGACTTACAGGGAGAAATAGAATATGGCAAATTACGAAGCAACTAGATATGATTTTGATGGAGCAAACCTTACTGGTATCGAGGGAATTCCTACAGCTACTATTGTGCCGTGGTCTTCTGCGTCAGTTCCATCTGGATTTTTAGAATGTAATGGTGCAGCAGTTTCAAGAACAACTTATTCAGCACTATTTGCAATCGTAGGTACTACTTATGGTGCAGGTGATGGTTCATCTACTTTTAATGTACCTGATTTACAAGACAATGTAGCAGTTGGAAAATCTAATAACAAAGCTTTAGCATCAACTGGTGGAGCAAATACTGTAACCTCAACTGGAAACGTTGGAGGTTCAACAGCTAACGCAACTTTATCAACTGCACAACTTGCTTCTCACTCGCACTCAGGTGGCGGTACTCCATACAAATTTATACCTAACTTTGGTCCTAGTTCACCACTTAGTCTTTTAGCAGCAAATACTGGAAGTGCAGGTTCAGGAAGTGGTCACTCTCACAATATGAGTGCAAATTTTACAGGTGATTCAACTTCGGTTGTTCAACCTTATTTAACAGTGATATATATAATTAAAACTTAGGAGAAAAAATGGCAAGTAAAGGGAGTTGGACAATAGTATTTGAAGATAAAATGATTATAAAAAATTATGCAGAAGGTATTACAGAAGGTATTGGTTACATTATAAGTGATGATGCTTTTTGGAATGATTCTAAATTTTCAAATATTTGGGCAATTCAATATGGAAATTCAATTGTTTCAGATGAAGTAGAATATAGAGATCAAACTTCACATAGTTCATATGCAGAAGCTAATTTAGGAGATATTAGTCAATTTTCTAATAGATGGGATTCAGCACATTTAACTCAATTACAATCTAATTGGGATAATGACAATGCAGTAGATGAAGATGGTAATTCTACAGAAACCGAAGCTGAAAAAATTTCTAGATTAGGTGCAAGACCTACTTCTTACTCTTCATAATTATCTACAAATAAAGTCGAAGTATATCTTATTAAATTTTTAACATCACTTGCATGTTGACTGTGCAATTTATTTGATGGAAACATCACTGCTCTATTAGGTCTAAATCCAACATGAATATCTAATTGATTATCTGTATAAAAAACAGTTCCATTTGTGACTGCTGTTGGACCATATATCATAATTAAAATATTTATTTTTGATGTTGAATCTGTGTGAGGTTTAAAATGATCTAAATTTCTTTGATCAATTCCACTATCAACATGTATGTCTAATATTTTTATATTAAATTTTAATTCAGACTGTTTTATAAATAACTGTAGAAGATTAGGATTATTTTTTAAAGGATATCTATTTCCATAAAAATTTAATTTGTTTTTTTCAACTGTATTATCTAAAAATCTAGGTGAATAAAAAGCTTTATTTAAGGTAAAATCTTGAATCTTTTCAAAGTCTTTTTTTTCAAAAAAGTCATCTATTATTTTTATCATCGTAACATCATCCACGAAGTCAAAATATATTTCTCACCAGATAATGGTGGATTACCTCTATGTAAATATGGAAACGCTGCAGGCCAAATAACTATTCTACCTGTTTTAGGTTTAACTCTTTTAGAAAAATGTAAAAATTCTGTTTCTCCACCTTCTTCTACATCATTTAAATATATAGAAAAAGCAAAAGCTCTAGGTTCATTATTAAAACCTTTGTTATGTTCAATATGCCAAACATGATATCCTTCTTTAGGTAAAGTTTTTTGTATTTTTAAACTTGTATAATGAAATGGTCCACCATCATAAGCATCATCAGCTCCTGTATTTTTTATATAATGATTCCAAGATATATCAAAATTTAAAATAATAGATTTTAAACTTTCCCACCATACATCTACATTATTTTGTGCTGCAAAATATTGTTGATCTTGTTTTTGTAGTATAGATGCTTTTTCACCATGTATTCTATTAATTGTATTATTGAATTTATTTTGATCTTCATATAATTTTATAGCTTTATTACATTCTTGTGATGTAATGTAATTATCATATACCCCTATAAAATTATCTATATTAACTGTTTTTTGATTCATTTATTTTTTTATATACTTATATTAAAAGATACAGCAATCTTTTCTTTGCTTTTTTGTCTAGGGGTTCCATGTTCCAAACTGCTTTTAAATAATAAAAGTCTTCCTGGTATACAATTTAATTCATAGCTTGAATATGATATTTCAGTGGTTCTATTAGGAACTTGTGTAACATCTACTGTATCATAAAAAGTAATAACATCATTTACATCAGATTTTATATAAAAAACACCACTCAATAAAGAGCCATTATGAATATGTTTTTGTAAATAGTCGTTTTGTTTACTAATATTAAACCAACTATTTAAAATTTTAATATTTTTTAAATTATCATAACCTAATTGTTTTAAAAATTCTTTAGAATGTGTTATGATAGTATCAAATAAATTATCAAATTCTTTTTTAGTGTGTAGCTCTTCTATTAGATAAGATGAGTTAACATAATGATAGTCATTTCTATTTAAATTTACACAATGTTTTTTTATAATTTTTTCATAGTAGTTTAATTTATTATTTAATAAAAAATCTACTTGATACACTGGCTTTGTAAACAAATTATTTATTTTATAACCTACTACAATCATAAAATTATACCATATCTTTATTTTTCATTTTTTTTTATATTTTCTTTATCTTCTTCGGAAAAGTATTGATTAAAAGTCTTATAATAATTATCATTAGCATGATGAGTAAAGAGACCATTTTTATCTACATAGTGCATAAAAACTTGAGCTAATCCATCTCCTTCAAAGTCTTCTAATCTGCCATGAGTTGATTCTATACCTAAATATAATATAGCCTCACCTATTTCTAATTCTATTTTTTTATTGTCTATTATAAACGGCCAATTATCTGTTTTATTAATACAAGCACTAATACTTATTTCACAAGAAGGCCTATCTTCATGTAAAGAAAGATGAGATCCAAATCCATAATATCTCCAATAAGAATATGTTTCTAGCAAATTTAATCCACTTTCTTTTTCTACTAAAGGTTTTTTTAAACTTAAAAATGTTTCCATTAATAAATCGTCATAAAATGATAGACTAAAAGTTTTTTTATCTAATGAATTAACTAAACGATCAGAGTCATCTATTTTTTTTAAACAATAAGTTTGAAGTACATTTAACTCCTCCTTGTTAAAGAAGTTTTTTATTTTTTTATATTTAAAATTTTTTCCTATAATAGCCATGATACAATACTATATCTTACTCCTTTCGTGATAGGTTCAATTTTATGTGGATATAAAAAATTAGAGGGAAAATAAACAATGCTCCCTTTTTTTAATTTAATTCTTTTTAATTCTGTTTTTAAATTTTGATTTAAAAAAACTAAATCTCCTCCTTCATAATTATCATTTAAATTAATTATAACACTAAGTGTTCTAGGTGTAATATAAGAATGATCAGTATGAACGTCATATTTTCCTCCGGGTTTATATTTTAATAAATCTATTTGAGATAATTTATTTGTGTTTATTTGAGGAAATTTTATTTTATAATGAACATAAAAATCATATATGTATTTATAAATTATACTATATATTATTTTGTCTGAAATTAACTTTTTTGAAAGAGTGTATCCTTTTACTATTCTGTAGTTTTTATAATCACCCAAAACACCTAAATTGTTATAACACATTTTATCTGAGTATTGTGTAAATTTTTTACAGATATCATTTGGTATAAAATTATCATAAACCATTATTGCATTTTCTATTTTTTCATTAATCATTTATTTATTTCTTTTTAATTAATTTTTTTATATCCGGTAACCAGGCATATTTCAATAGAGAATTATCCATCATATATTTTAAATCAATTAAAGTTTCTACTATTACATGACCTGGAAAATTTAAACTTGTATTTAAAAGGATAGACCCAGAAGCCTTTAATAAATTATAATAATTTTTATTTTGTTTTTTGTTTACTGTTTGAATTCTACTACTACCATCTATTGCAGAAACATTAGGCAAAGAAATTTTAGTTTTAAATACATATAACATGTAAGGAGAATTAAAATTTTTATCTATGTAAAAATAGTTAGATGCTTCTTCTTCTAAGACACTTGGAGAAAAAGGTCTGTACCATTCTCTTTTTTTAATAGCATTAATTTTTTTTACAGCATTTTTATTATCATGATTAATCAATAAAGATCTATTTCCCAAACCTCTTTGTCCTTGTTCGGATCTACCTTGAAAAAGTGCAACTGGATTATCTTTTAATATATGTGAAACCTTTTCTTCATCGCTATCTAATATTGTGTATTCTTTAAATAAATGTAAATAATCATAATTAGGTTTTGGTCCTAAATATACACTATTTATTTTTTTTAATTTTCCTTTTAAATAAAAATTTAAAATACCTATAGAAATACCAGAATCTGTACAAATTGGATCTATTTTAAAATTGTTATAATTTAAAAAATTAGAATTAGCTAAAATATTTTGAGCACATCCTCCTGTATAATTTACATTTTCTAAAGGCATTTTTTCTATAATTTTTTTTTCAAAGTATTTTTGAAAAGAATATAAAATATTTTGAGAAGACTTATCATTTTTTAATGTAGTTAATTTATCTTTTATTATGTTATTTATAGATACTTTTTTATTCCCATACTGTGAAAGTGCCATTGTTTTTCCACACTGTGGAAATGCAAAAACATATGGTTGTTGTAAAAGATTAGAAGTTACATTAGTGTAAGCATGTCCCAAACCATCTGAACTAACTTTTATTCTTTTAAAAACATTATTGTATAAAGACTCAGATTCAGCGTTATTAGTTTTTTCACAAAAAACACCTGCTCCATCTATAACAACATAGTTTTTATTATTTCCTAGGGTAGCTTTACTGCAATAAGCATGAAATAAATGATGATGTCTAGTTTCTTTGTCTATGTAAAATATAAATTCTGTTTCTTTTTTTATTATATTAAATCTCTTTAAAAAATTTGTCCAAAATATTGAGCTATCTCTTGGTGTTTTACCTGCTGTATTTAAATCGGTAATTAATATTTTATCAAATTTTATGTCTAAAGAACTTAAATAATAAAAAAAATTAGAGTCCATAACGGGTAAACATTTTTGTCTACTTAATCTATCTAATTGACAGTGAACTAATAACTCATTATCTTTAGCTATCGAAAAGGCCCCATCATGACCTATGTGTATAGAAAGTATATACATATTAATTATTTTCCATCTTTCATTCTCTAAAAAACTATTATATATTCTACTATATGCTACAAAAATTAAATTTCAAGCCTGGTTTTAACAAAATGGTCACAGATTCAGGAGCTGAATCTCAATGGGTTGATGGTGATTTTGTTAGATTTAGATATGGATTACCTGAAAAAATAGGTGGTTGGAATCAATTATCTATTGCAGGTGAAACATTACCTGGACCAGCACGTGCTCAACACACTTGGACATCATTAGCGGGTGAAAGATATGCAGCTATTGGAACTTCACAAGGTTTATTTTTATATTATGGAGAACAGTTTTTTGATATCACACCATTGGATACAGCTATAACAGGATGCACATTAACAACTGTTAATGGCTCAAATGTTTTACAAGTTAATAAAGGCTCTCATGGTCTAGAAGTTGGAAGATATGTAACTTTATCTGGCGTAA